CTAAATTTGAAGTAAGTGTATTTTAACTTAAATTTCTTTAACTTTGTTTAAATTCTAATAATATGGGTTTATTTGACATCTTCACTAAAAAGAAGATTAACACACTATTTCCAACAATTCCTTTGGGTTCGCAAATAGCAATAGAAAGGGGCATTGTAACTTGGCAGGGCGGAGACCAACGTAGTTTTGTTGATGACGGATATGTAGCAAATGATATTGTTTATTCAATAGTAAAGTTAATTACGGACAAAGCTAAATTAGCACCATTCAGTGTTTATAAGGTTGTAGATGAAAGAGCAGCAAAGAAATACAAATCAATGGCTGCACAAAAAGACGTTAACTTAAAAGAACTAGAAACACTACATAAAAAGGCATACGAACTTTATACAGGCGATTCAAGATTAAACGAATTACTTAAATATCCAAACGAGGAAGATACTTGGAGTGATTTTGTAGAGCAATGGTGTGGATTTAAATTAATTACAGGAAATACTTTTATATACGCAAAAATGATTGAAGCTGGAAACAATCAAGGGAAACCTTATGAATTGTTTGCTTTGCCTAGTCAGTATATGGCAATCATAGCTGATATAAACGTATTCCCAGCAACTAGGGTTGGTTATCAACTATACTATGGTGTGATGTGGTCTTTTGATACAAAAGAGATTTTACACGATAAATTTTGGAATCCACAATGGAATGTAACAGGAAATCAACTTTATGGGCAAAGTCCTTTGATGGCTGCTGCTAAAAATTTAACAAGTTCAAACGAAGCTAAAACTGCTTCAGTTGCATCATTCCAAAATGGTGGACCTGCTGGTGTTTTATTTATGAACGATGACCGCTTTGACCCTACAAGTGGACAAGCACAAGCACAAGCACTTAAAAAGGCAGTAAGCGAAAAAAGTGGCAGTTTAAATTACAATTCAATTGCAGTATCAGGTTATAAAGTAGACTGGAAACAAATTGGACTTTCACCTGTTGAACTTAATATTATTGAATCGGAAAAGTGGGATTTAAAAGCACTTTGTAACATTTACGGAGTACCTAGTCAATTATTAAACGATAGCGACTCAAAGACCTATAACAATCAAAGGGAAGGGGAAAAAGCATTAACGCTTCGTTGTGCTATTCCATTGCTTAATTCTTTGACTGATAACCTTAATAGAAAATTACATAGCGACTGGGGTTATAAAGGAACAAATCTTTATGTTGATTATGATATTTCAGTATTTGGCGAATTAGAAGCAAACAAAGTTGAACAAACTGAATGGCTTGATAAAGCGTGGTGGATTAGCCCTAAACAAAAGTTGGAAATAATGAATATCAATGTTCCTGATTATATCCCTACTGAAGAGTTAGAGAAACTTTATATCCCAACAGGATTGCAAACTATTGACCAATTTCAACCTTTGAATATTCCTGACCAAAACCCATAAAATGATTTGGCAAGATTATAGAAAATTATATGCCAACGCATTAAAACAATATTCACCGAAGTTCAAGAAAGAACTACAAAAACAAGTGGATGTTTATTGCCGTACCCAAGATTTGAACGCAATAGGCTATAAAGGCATTGAAAAAACCATTAAAACACTTCACGTGTCTTTGGGTACTAAAATGGCTCAAGTGTCCTCTAAAAGCCTAAAAAGTAGCATTAAATCCATTTATGAAAGAATAGAGGTTAAGAGCCAACAAACTGATATGTTTGCTTATGCTATTTTAAAGATATTAGAAAACGATGGAGTAACGACATTGGCACAAGATATTACCGAAACAACTAGAAAGCAAATAGATATTTACATTAGAAATGGATTAGATAAAGGATTGCCTTTAAATGATATAATCAAACAACTTAAAACTGCTGGTATTACGGATTATAGAGCAGAATTAATTGCTAGAACTGAAACAGGCAGAGCAGCAAATTTAGGTAGTCAAGTAGGTGCAATAAGTACAGGATTGAAAACAAATAAAGAATGGATTGCCACAAAAGATGCTAGGACTAGAAGGCAACCAAGAGACCAAACCGACCACTTGCATATGGATGGGGTTAAAATACCAATGGAAAAACAATTTGAAGTAAAAGATTATAAAACAGGATTTGATTTAATGGACCATCCGTGTGATTCAAAAGCACCTTTGGCTCAAGTTTGTAATTGTCGTTGTACTATGGGGTATGAGGCAGTAAGAGATGCAAGAGGCAAATTAATAACCTATGATAAACAACCGCCATTAGGCAGAATTGGTATGATATGGGGATATTTATCTAATGTGGTAGGAATGCAAATTGGTAGATTGATTGCAGACTTGTTTGAATAACAAAAAAAAATATAACTTTGTAAATATGAAAACTTACGCATCAAAAGATTTAATTGTTGAAAAACAAGACATCGGTTATGAGGTAATGGATGTTGACACCGAGCAACGCAGAGTAAAAGCCGTATGGGCAAGAACTGGTAATGTAGATTTGGATAACGATATTATCGTTCCTGAAGCATTTACCAAAACCTTAAAAGAAAGAGGTCCAGCAGGTAAAAACTTGATTTGGTCTTTAGTTGACCATTGTGCTGAAATGGAAGCTGTAATAGGTAAGCCCGAACAACTTTACGTTGAAGGGGATATGCTTATTGCAATTACTCCAATAGTAATGACCGAAACAGGCGAAGATATAATGAAGATGTACGATGCTGGTTTAATCAACCAACACTCAATCGGATTTACTACAATTAATTCAAGCGTAGCAAAGGATGGTGTAAGAACAATAACTGAACTTAAACTTTATGAAGGTAGTGCGGTATTATGGGCAGCAAACCCTGAAACACCAACTATTTCAGTAAAGAGTGAAGTAAAAAGAGAACAATTAGCAAATAGGCTAGAGAAACTCTTGAAAGCGTTTAAAGGCGGTAAATTTACCGATGAAACCTTTGCGTTGATGGAGATTGAAATAAAAAGGATTCAATCGGAATTATTAGAAATTGAAATCATTAAAGAAATCACTGCGGTCGCTGATGCACCACAGCCGATAATTGAAGAAGTTAAAAATAATGATGAGCAAGTCCTGAAGGCAATTAAAGAATTTAATAAAATATTTAAAAAGTAAAAAATGGAAAACGTAATTAATGAAATGGCAGAAAACGTAAAAGGAATTAAATCCGACGTAGCTGCTCAAATTGATTCAGTAAAAACTGAAATCACTGTTGTAAAAGATGAAATGCAAAAGCAATTGGATGGCATTATGGCTAACCAAAAGAAATCAGAAAAAAGAGAAGTAAAATCTTTAGACCAAGCTATCTTGGAAAAATTAGATGGTAAAATGAGTGAATTAGAATACTCTTTGAAATCTATGAATGGTTCTTATCGTATTGACTTAACTGATGTTAAGACTATGTTGTTAAGCAATAGTTTGACAGGAGACCCTGTTGCAACTTACGCTAACCGCCAAGCGATATTCCCTTCTCAAAAAGTAAATTTCCGTGATTTAGTTCCAACTGTTAAAAGTACAACAGGTCTTTATGTATTCTATGCTGAAGATGCTGGAGAAACTAATAACATCGGAAAACAAACTGAAGGAAACGATAAAGGTGAAAACAACTACGCTTTAACTGAAACTAAAGTTGTTACTAACTACATCGCTGGTTTTACAACTTTCTCTAAACAAATGGCTAAAAGTTTACCTTTTATCAGTCAAACTTTACCAAGATTGTTACAAAGAGATTTCTTTAAAAAAGAGAACGCTTTGTTCTTTGCAACTGTATCAGGTGCTGCAACAGGTTCAACAACTACTGCTGAAACTAACGACTTGTTACAATTGATTGATTATATCGGTAACCAAAAAGCTGCTAACTACAATGCTTCTTATGTATTAGTTAGTGAGTCTCAAATGGGTAAATTATTGAAAGCTACTGTACTTGCTGGTTATTACGCTGCTTCAGGTAGTGTTGTAATTAACCCTGCAAACGGAGCAATGACAATTTGGGGTGTACCTGTTGTTTCTGCTTCTTGGGTAACTAACGATAAGGCTTTAGTAATTGATAGCGACTACATTGAAAGAGTAGAAACTGAATCTTTAGCTTTAGAATTCTCTTATGAGAATGGTACTAACTTCCAAAAGAACTTAATTACTGCGAGAATTGAGTGTATGGAAGAAATTAATTTAATGCAACCTACTTCAGCAATATACGCTTCAGTAAACGCATAATTTTAATAGTTAGAATTATAAATTACCCCTTACATTTTGTAGGGGGTTTTTTATTGTAATAAATTGACTAAATTTGTAAAAAAGATTATATGCCTTATTCATATTTAAACGATTATACGCTAACCGATGTAACACCAGTAGTGGAAGTTATAACAGTTGCAGAGGCAAAACAATATTGTCGTGTAAGTAATAGCGTTGAAGATGATTTGTTTGCTGATTTAATCACACAATCAAGGGAAGCGGTTGAAAAGGCTGCAAACATTAGCATTATACCTAAAACTGCAATAGTTTGGTTTAACAACGAAGCTGGTAACTTTGAATTGCCATTCG